GTCACCGTGCCGCCGTCATCGCTGCGGAGCTGGTGAAATTCTGTGTGGATGCGCCCGTTGTGCTCGTGCCGCAGGATCGTATCGATGAACGTGCTGTCCGCCTTGTCTGTCTCGCGCAGCCGCACGATCGCCTGCGCGAGAGGGTGCGGGTGGGCAGTCAGGAACTGCTTGGTAAACGAGGGCGCGCCCGCCTCCGTCTTGGGGTACTGCAGGTTCAGCGCATCGAAAACCTTCTGCACAGAGGCCGCGGCCCACGGTTCTACCGACACCCCGGTCTTGTCCTTGATCATGTCGTGGATGTACTTCTTCCGCTCACGCAGGAACTTGCGCGCCCGGTCTGCCCCGTCGAGATCCACCCGCACACCCATCTGCCGCATGTCCACCATCATCGGGATGAGCGAGGTCTCAAGGCTCCAGATGCTCCAGAGGTCCAGCTTTTCGAGCTCCACCTTCAGGCGCTCCCACAGCCGCAGCGTCATGGCCGCGTCTTGCTCTGCGTAAAGCCCGACATACTTGGGCGGCAGCTTCCACATCTCTGCCTTCGGGTCGATACCCCACTCAGCCGCAGCTGCGCGCAGGAGCTTCTCGTTCTTCCGCTCCTCGAGGTAGTCCCGGCCGAGGTTGTTCAGGCTGTAGGAGTAGCGGTTCTCGTCCACGATGGCGCCGGTGATCATGGTGTCAATGACACGGCCTTGAACGTTAACCCCTTCCGCGCGCAGCCAGCCCAAATCGTAGGTGGCATTGTGCATGATCTTGTCGATCCGAGGCGTCTCCATCTGCGTCTTGAGCCACTTCATCGTCATCTTGGGATCGAGGTTGTGGCCGTTCTGGTGCCGGATCGGGAAGTACCACGACTCATCACCGGCAGCGATCGCGATGCCCACGATGAAACCTTCCTTGCGCGCCCAGCCGGGACCGAGCGTGGTCAGGTGCGGGTCGCAGGTCTCGAGGTCCACGGCGATCTGCTTGTAGCCTGTGAGGTCTGGGTAGGACGCAGGCATGTGCCACTCAAGCTCCGAGCCCTCGTTCATCTGCATTGCGATCAGATGGTCTTTGTCGAAGAGGTTCTCTTGCATTACGTTACGTCCTTATTAAAGCTTCCGCCGAGCGCGCTGTACCCGCACTTGTCGATCCAGCTATCCTCGTGGTCGATGGTCTCCAGCAACCGGGCGGTCTTCACCCAGTCCATCATCAGGGCCACATGCTTGGCTGTCACCGGGCCGTCGAGGTTCTCGATGATGATGTTCCAGCCCGCGGCGATGCGATCGAAATTGTCTTTCGCATCACCGTAGTCCTTCGCCCTCTGTCCTGAGATCAATTGCTTGGCGGTATCGAGGATATCTTCTCTGGTCATAGGTAGTACCTGTGTTTTTTGTCCGACTCGAGTAGGTATAGGTTTTCCTTGGCACGGGTGACAGCCACATAAAGCGCCCGCCACTCGTCGTCCGGATACTTGGTCTCGATGCAGGCCCAAGTGGACCCAAGGTACACGATGCAGTTGTCGTCCTCCCCGCCCTTCATGGCATGGAACGTACTGACCTTGATCCTCGGTTCTCGGTTCAGGTCCTCGCCCCGAGCAATCAACGCACGAATGTAGCGCGCCTCGTCCTTGCTCACCCGCAGCACATCGTAGACATGCATGTCTTGCGGTCCCAGCCAGCCGTAGTGCGTGACCAGATCGGCATACCCCAGCTCTGCCTCTGGGTCGGCCGCATCAAGGAGCTTGGTTGCGCCGCGGCGGACAAGGGCACCGTCTCCCATCTTCGGGACAGCGCCGTACAAATCCCGTACAAACTGCAGCCCCACCGCGCCACCCTGTGACAGGGTCTTCCATGTGTTCATGTTCTGCAGCAGCTTGGCACCAACAGACGGCACCCCCTTGACGCTGTAGTAGTACCCCATCTGCTCGAGCTTGTCGGCGATGCCTTGGCAGAAGGTGTTGGTCCGCGCCATGATGGTCCACGATCCTTGGTCCATAGGCGCATCACCCAGCCGCATGAGGGACTGAACCGATCCCTCTTCGTCCTTGGGGTAGAAGTCCTTCGGAATGCGGTCCTCGATCCTTGCTGTGATGCTCTTGGCCAAGCGCCACACCGAGCGAGGCAGGCGGTAGGATTGTGATAGTACCTCTATGTTCTCAGAGCACCGCAAGAACTGGCGCACATCCACGCCCGCCCAGCGGTGGATTGCTTGGTCGTCGTCACCTGCGATCACCACCTCTTCCGCTGTCTCCGCCATGTGGCGGACCATGGTCCACTGCAGCGGGGTCAGATCCTGTGCCTCGTCGACAATCAGCAGGTCGAGGTGGATAGGGTCGGCCATGACGGGATAGAGCGCGATCATATCCACGAAGTCCTGCTTGCCCATCTTGGTCTTGTACTCTTCGTTCTGCTCGTGGACCTGCACCAGCTTCTGGTAGCTGAGCGAGTAGTCCTCCGCCTCGTTGTACTCCCGGTCGAGCGAGACCTCCCGGTAGCGGGCGCGCATGACGCTCTGTATGTACTTGGCCCCGCTGCCACCAATCGTAGGCAGCACGATGCCGTCGTCGACCGAGGTGCGGTCAGAGCCGTTGAACTCGACGCCGAGCATGCCACCCAGTGCCTTGTAATCATCGCGTCCCATGACGTCAGTACGCTGCAGGCCGAGCGCGTGGTAGCCTGTGGCATGCAGGGTGCGGAAGTTGGGTAGCTGCTTGGGTTCGAGATTGAACTCCGCACAGGCCCGGTCCAGCGCCTCCCTGATGGCCTTGGTGGTGAATGACACGAAGGCTATGCGGGACGGGTGAACGCCCCTTGCCAGCGCCTCCCTGACGATCTCGATCAGGGTGTATGTCTTACCACACCCGGGCGGCCCAAGGATCAGGCGGCTATTCGGAATGGGCTGCATTTCTCTTCTCCTGTATCCATTGTTGAATGTCTTCTTCGAGCCATCTTGCGGCCACCCGCTTCTGGTCGTCGCCACCGAGCTTGAGCGGGGCGGGGAATCGGCCCTCGGCCGACCACTTGTAGATCGCGGACTGAGAGACGCCGATCCACTGCGCTACCTCTTTGATTCGCAGAAGCCTAGAATGGGACGTCATTTTCAATCTCCTTCACATCGAGGTCTACATCCTCGTCTTCAAATTCCGGAACCCACCATACACGCAGGTTGGTTCGCTTATCGCCTTCCTTGTGGTAGTTCTTCACACCGTGACAGTTCTCTGTCCCATTGATCGCCTTCAGGTGCTCTTGGATCTCGGCCCTGCTGCGGTAGTCGAAGTGTCGCTGACGCAAGAACTCCTCAAGGCCTGCCATTGTAAACATCGTGCGCCCGTTCTCGGTCCACGGCTTGCCTATCTTGAGTTCGGCAGGTTCCATGGCCCGAATACGGCTGGTGCAGTACTGTCGCAGGATCTCCTTAAACTGGCCACGCATTGTCAGTTCCTCGGGCGCATCCAGCCGGGTGGCGTCCCGCAGCATCTCGGAGACCATGCCTTGGTAGTTGGTGTCCTTGGTCTTGGGCGGCATGATGGTCGCCTGCTCCATGACCGCGCGCTGCCAGAGGGTTTGGTTCTGGAGTTGCTCGGTGGTGAGCTGGATGCGGTGGCCATCGACGTCCATGAAATAGAGCCGTGGCTCTGACATCAGGATCGTAAGACCGCCGAGCTTGGGCATGTCCGGGACGTTGCTGTCGATCCCGTACTTGCGCTTGCGGCAGAGCACGACATCGCAGTGGCTCTTGAACGGCTCGTCGTTGCAGGTGTACCCGTAGTCCTTTCTCTCCAAGGACTTCTGCACATTGCTGACCTCAGTCGATCCCAGCGGGTCGGTGAACAGGCGGCGGTTCATGTCCTCCATCTCCTTGACCCAGTCGTCAGGAGACTTCTTGCGGCAGTAGACCCCGCAGTTGAACAGCTTCTTGTTCCGCTCATCAGGCACCGGGCCGTCGGCAAACAGATGCTCGAGGCAGGGTGGACCATCGGCAAAGTACTGTCGCTTACCGGAGAGCTGCAGTCCTTCGAGCTGCGAGAGCGACGCCCGATTGGCATCAATCGCGTCAAGGAATTGCGTCAGCTCCATCGCCTCGCCGTTCTTGTCGAAGGCATAGCGCATGGTCATGTCGGCATTCTGGTACGGCATGTTGATGAAGTTGCCGACATCGCCTCGATCCGACAGGATGGTGTCCTGCTTCGGGAAGACCTCGCACCCGCTGTGGCCCAGCGCGATGGCGAACTCTGTCAAAAACTCGCGCACATCCTTGGCGTCATAGAACTGATCAAGGAATAGGTATAGGTGCGCGCCACCGGACTTGGTCCGGCAATGCACGAAGGGAAGCTTGAGCTTCTGGATCTTGTCCTGCAAGGCCTTGTGGTCGAGGTCGTAGACATCGATGTCCAGCGCACCCCACCTGCATTGGTTGTCGGCGTTGATCGGGATAGCACCCACACCAAGGCCGCCACTCAGGTGCGCCTCGATCTTAGCTATGGTCAACGGCTCCCGTACAATACGGCTGTCCGCCTCTGCCTTCCCTGTACGCCCGGTCCTTCCGACTTTCGTCGTGCCGTGGGCAACCTTCGAACCCTCGAAGGCAGCCAGCATTCTTGCTGCGTCTGACATTGTTTACTCCAAGTGAAAGGAAGGGCGCCCCTCGATGAGGGGGAGGAAGGGGCGCCCTAGGCTGCTCAGAACGGGATTTCGTCGTCACCGTTGTTGAAGCCGCCGCCGCCACCAGTCGACGGAGCTTCAGGAGCAGCTTTCACTTCGCCAGCCGCGATGGACTCGCGGAAGGCTTTGGCTTCGAGGAGCAAGTCGCGGCTTTCTACCAGCCCGACCTTCTCCACTTGGTAGTTGTTCCACGAACCTTGGTCATTGGACTCTTCGGTCGTGGTCAGTTTCCACATCGTTGCGAACAAAGCCGGCGTAACAAGCCCACCCGTCTTGGGGTTCCTGACTTTCTGCAACTGGATCTGCGTGTTCCAGCGTTTGGCCACCTTGAGCTGCGTCGACTTCATGTCGATCACAGCAGGCTGGTAGCTGCCGTCTTCCTCTACGACAAAGCAGAAGTACTGAGCCGACTTGACCAGCTCGTTGCCGCTGGGCAGCATCTCCTTGGAACCGCTGCGCGTGGTTTGCTGGAGCACAGGGTTGCTCGGGTGGATCTCACCCTTGAACCCGCCGCCCATGTCTCGGGGGACAAACTCTAGGTACTTGATGGTGTGGTAGCAGGGGACCACGGTGACGCCCTGCTCGCCCGACCACCATTGACCCGTCACCGTGTTGAACAGGTCACCCTGTGCCGCCCCCTCGATGTACTCAGCCTTCTTCTTGTTGAGCTGGGGCGACAGTGCCTGCAACACCCGGACGAACGGGATCTGCATCTCCGAGCTGTCGAAGGCAGCGCCCTCTCCAGCTGTCTCGAAGATGTCGTCCAGAACGTCAGTCGATACTGCGGTCTCTTTTGCTTTTGCTACTGCGGTGGTCATTGGGTAAGACCCTTCCATTGTTGTACGCTGATATCGTGGATAGCTCTGCCGGTTTCCTGCTCAATCTGAGCTATGCTGTTCTGAGTCCGTACATGCGCAGGCTCTTCATCCGCCGCTTGTAGCAAGAACTTTTTACTAAACGGGGTGGTCTCGTCCAGCATGATGATGTCCTTTGCAGTCAGCGTGTCCAGCCGCACACCCAAGGCGTAGAGCAGGTCTAACAAGTCGTCTGTTTGAATCGTGATCTTCATTTCGCTTTCCTCTTGATCTCTGCCGCGTTGGCGATGAATGCCCCGAACATATCGAGGTCGATGGGTTTACCGTTTTCGACACGCTCTTTGACAAATGCCTTGAGCGTAGAAGCATGGATGTGGGTCTTGGTGTCCGGGTCGAAACCCTGCTCCCGTAGCAGCCCGACAACATGGCCAGCCTCATTGTCTTGGCCTTTTCCGAAGCTT